GGTTTTCCTTTACGCACGAGGTTTTGCAGACCCCCCTACCCCTAAATTAAGCTGAAATTAATCGAAAGGAGGCGGCAGTATGAAAGAGAAAACAAAAGCCGAAAGAATTAAAGCCGAGGAACGCAGACTTACAAAAATCTACGGCGAGCAAAAGAACGAACGCAAGTTAAAAATTGCACAAGGGCTTATTCAAAGAGCTGCATTTATGAAAATCGAACTTGAAGAATGCGAAAAAGATATTGTTGAAAACGGTATGACAGAAAAATTTAGCCAGAGTGAAAATCAAGAACCCTATGACCGAAAAAGACCTGTTGCAGATTTATACAGTGCATATAATACAAGTTATCAAAAAATCATTAAGCAGCTTACCGACCTGCTGCCAACTGAGGAAAAGCAAGAGATTGACCCTTTTATGAGCCACATAATGGGCGGCGACAGCAAATGACGGATTTTGAAAAATACTTTACCGATATTTATAACGGAAAAATTATTGCTTGTAAGAAAATGCAGAAACAGTCAGAACGATTGCTTACTGCTTTATCTCAGCCGGGTGAATATCATTTTGATATTGATATCGCAAATAAGCATATTGATTTTATAGAAAAATTCTGTTGCTATCCTTCTGGCGATAAAATGGGCCAGCCGTTTAAAATGGAACTTTTTCAGAAAGCAAGATTGCAAGCTCTGTTTGGCTTTATTGACGATAATAACAAACGGCAGTATAATGAATGTCTGATTATAGAGGGCAGAAAAAATGGCAAGACTTCCGAAACAGGAGCCGTGGAACTTGATATGCTTTGTAATGACGGAGAGGGTTCGCCGCAAATTTACAACCTTGCAACGCAAAGAGAACAAGCAACTTTAGGTTTTAACGCTTGCTATAAAATGGTTCAAAAATCACCTTTTTTACGCAAGCATATTCGCAAGAGAGCAAGTGATTTATACTTTGCTTACAACTTTGGATTCATTAAGGCTCTTGCAAGCGAAACGGGAAGTCTTGACGGCTTGGACGTCCACTGCGGTGTTATTGACGAATTAGCAGCTATAAAAAACAGAGATTTATACGATTTGATCAAGCAGGCTATGGGTTCACGCTCGCAGCCTGTTTTGTTTACCATTACAACAAACGGATTTGTGCGAAACGGTATTTTCGATTCTCAGTATGAATATGCCGCAAAGATTATAAACGGCGATGTTAATGACGAGCATTATTTACCGTTTATTTACGAGTTGGATTCTCCCGATGAATGGGATAAAGAGGATTGCTGGATTAAAGCAAATCCCGGTTTGGGTACGATTAAATCTTATGATTATCTCCGTCAAATGGTAAACAAAGCTAAAAATGACCCGAGTTTCAAGCCTACAGTTTTGGTAAAGGATTTTAATCTGAAACAAAATCCCGTCAACAGGTGGCTTACATATGAAGAAGCATATAATCCCGAAAAAATTCCCGAATATGCTTACAGATATTTTATCGGAGGTATGGACGCAGCCGACAGTGTAGACCTTAATGCGGCTAAAGCTATTTTTCAGAAACCTAATGACGATAAGATATATGTAAAGTCTATGTACTGGATTCCACAGTCGGTTATTGACGAACAGGACGAAAAGGGAAATCGTGACAGCCGTGACCACGTTCCGTATAAGCAATGGATTGAACAAGGCTTGATGAGAACCTATCCGGGAAAGAAAGTTGATAAGCGAGTATTTCTTGACTGGTTCTGTGAACTTCGTGACAGTGAGGATATTTATCCAATGTACATAGGATATGACCCTTGGCATATTTCGGATGACTTATTGAGTGCCTTTGCAAACGAGTTCGGTAAAACTACAATGATTTCCGTGCGGCAGGGTGTAATTACTCTGTCGGGCCCTATGAAAGACCTGAAAGCCGATTTACAAGACAAGAAAATTGTCTATGACGATAATCCAATTGACTTGTGGTGTTTGCTGAACACGGACGTTAAAACGGATACCAACGGCAATATTCAACCCTGCAAATCGGATAAACGTACACAGAGAATTGACGGCACGGCGGCTCTTTTGGACGCTTATGTTGTCTGGTGTGATAAGAAAGAGAATTATCAAGTGTTGATTTGATGAGGTGATTTTTATGTATAAAGATGAATTGAAAAAACAGCTTAAAATTCTTGCATATAAAAAAACAGATAAGTATGAGTGTTTCAGAGGTAATTTACTTCAGCAGAGAAATTCTCCGTCTTACTTGCGAGCTTGAAAAAATTGAAACTGAAAAAAGCGGATATGGACAAGCTTACGGAAAGCATAGCTAATGCTTTGTATAAGTGAAGTTGTTAATATAAGCATTGGATTATACATATTAACAAAAAAATCACTGTTTTTGTTAATATAAGCATTGTTTGATTATACATATTAACAAAAACAGTGATTTTTTGTTAATTATGAAAGGCGGTGATGAACACGAATATATTTAAACGTTTATTCAAAAATCAAAAGTCCGAAACGCTTACAAAATATCAGCTTGTTACCGAGCGAGGAAACGGCACTTATATTTGGAACGGCAAAATCTACGATAGCGACATTGTACGAGCTTGTCTTGCACCGTATGTAAAGGCTATCGGCAAACTCAACGGAAAGCATATTTTTGACGGTCAAAAGGATTTGAAAGTTAATCCTGAGCCGTATATAAAATACCTTTTGGAGTATCCGAATCCGCTTATGTCTGCACAAAAATTTCAAGAAAAAATGGCGGCTCAACTCATACTAAACGGCAACGCATTTGCAAGTATCACACGCGACAGAAACGGTATGCCTGTTGAGTTGTTTCCGCTTCCTGCTGTGGGAGTTGAAGCCGATTACAAAAACGGCGAGCTATATTTAAAATTCACGCTTGACAACGGTAAAAGCTATACTTTTAACTACGATGATATAATTCATCTGAGAATAAATTACTATGATAATGATATTTTCGGAAACAGCCTAATGCCGACTTTATCACCTCTTTTGAAAATAAATAATACTATCGATGACGGCATTGTCAAGGCGATCAAAAATAGCAGTCTTATTCGGTGGCTGTTAAAGGCTACATCTTCGATCCGTACTGATGACTTGAAAAAGCTTGCAAAGGAATTTTCCGAAAGCTTTCTTGACACTACAAGCGAAACAGGCGGTGTTGCAGCTACCGACTCAAAAGTAGAAGCACAGCAGATTGATTCAAAAGACTATGTTCCAAACTTTGAGATTCTGAAGTCTGTTAAAGACAGAATTTACAGTCTTTTCGGAGTATCGGAAAAAATCGTGCAGGGCAACTATACCGAGGACGAGTGGAACAGCTTTTATGAAAGCTCAATCGAGCCTATAGCCGTTGATTTTGCGAATGAGTATACACGAAAATTGTTTACTGCGAAAAAACGCAGCTACGGCAATAAGATTATTTTTGAAGCGTCTAATCTTGCGTGTGCTACTATAAGCACAAAACTAAATTTCCTGCAAATGGTAGACCGTGGAGCATTGACACCTAACGAGTGGCGAGAGATATTTAATCTTGCACCTGTCGAGGGTGGCGATGAACCGATAAGAAGATTAGATACAAGACCAACAACCGAAGGAGGTGTCAGCAGTGGAAATACAAATCAAAGGGACGATAATCCCGAATGATGATAAGGATATTTACGAGTTTTTTGGATATGAAAGCACCTGTCCGAATGATGTGGTAAATGCTCTTGAAAATGCAGGAGATGATAAAATTGATATCTACATCAATTCGGGCGGCGGCGATATCTTTTCAGCAACGGAAATTTACTCGGCTATTCAGAAACACAAAGATAACGCAAAAATTCACGTTGTCGGATTGGCGGCTAGTGCTGCCAGTGTGATTATGTGTGCCGCCGAAAATGATATCAGTACCACATCAATGGTTATGATACATAACGTTTCAAGCATAGCACAGGGGAATTTCAAGGACTTTAAGCACGAATCGGAAACACTTCGTAAAGCCGATAGGGCGATGTGTCAGGCATATGTGGATAAATCGGGAAAATCCGAAAGCGATTTTCTGCCGCTTATGGATAAGGAAACTTGGTTTACGGCTCAGGAAGCTGTTGATATAGGTTTGTGTGATAAGGTAGTCGGACGAGATGTACTTATCAATGGGTACTGTTCGTTTGTTACAGATGAACAGCGTAAACAGTTTGAAACCGCTAAAGTGAAAGCTAAGGCACAAATCAGATTAGAAAAATTGAAAGGTGATGTAAAAATATGACAAAGGAAATTTATCTTAACAAAAGAAAGGCTCTTGTTGATGAAGCTCAGGCTTGCATTGACAACAGTGATATGAAAGGCTATGTCGCTAAGGAAAAGGAGCTTAAAAAGCTTGATGAAGACTTTGAAGCACAGGCAACGGCTCAGGCGAATTTGAATGCTCTTAACGGTAATGTTTCGAGTAAGGCGGCGGAGTTTTATGCAAATAAAGCAGAACCTTCCGATGATTTCGGCAGCCTTGAATACAGAAAAGCGTTTATGAATTATGTCGCACAGAGAACACCTATTCCCGACAACTTCTCTAATGCTTTCCAGAATGTCACGACTTCAACAGGTGATGTAAGCCCTGTTATTCCGACAACGGTTCTTAACCGTATTGTCGAAAAAATGGAAAATATCGGCACGGTTCTTAATCTTGTAACGAGAACAAATTACAAAGGCGGTCTGACTATTCCTACAAGCACAGTAAAGCCTACTGCTACATGGGTGAATGAGGGTGCAGGTGTAACCATTCAGAAAAGCGGTGTAGACGGTACAATAACCTTTACTTATCACAAACTTAAAATTGCAGTTTCAATGACGCTTGAAGTGTCTGTCATGTCGCTGTCTGCCTTTGAAACAAAGTTTGTCAATGACGTAGCCGATGCAATGGTTAAGGCTTTGGAGCAGGCTATTATAAGCGGTTCGGGTACAGACAGACCTAAGGGCATTTTGGCTGAAACACCTGCTACCGGTCAGGCTTTGCAGATTGCAAGCGGCACGGCTCTTTCTTATGACATACTTATTGCTATGGAATCTGCTTTGCCGTCTGCTTACGAAAACGGTGCTGTTTATGCAATGACAAAGAAAACATTTATGGCATTTTTCGGATTGACAGATGATAACGGTCAGCCTATCGCACGCATTAACTATGGTATTTCTGGCAAGCCAGAGCGTTCGATTTTGGGACGTGATGTTGTAATCCTTGATAATTATATCGCTAATTACACACCAACGGTTACGGCAAATACAATAGTTGCGTTTATCTTCAATTTTGCTGATTATATTCTCAACACAAACTACGAGATTACAGCTAAGGTTTACGAGGATAACGACACCGATGACCTTATCCGCAAAGCAGTAATGATTACAGACGGTAAAGTCGTTGACAAAAACAGCCTTGTTACTCTTACTGTAACAGCCTGATTTTCGGAGGTGATACGATATGCTGATTGATGACGTTAAAACAGCTTTGAGAATATCGCACAATAGGCTTGACGATGATATTAATCAGCATATCTCAGCCTGCCTTGACGATATGAAAAGGCTGGAAATTGCAGTTCCTGATGATACGGAAAACGTTGTGGAAGTGCCGCTTTTGCTTGCCGCTGTAAAAATATATTGTATGGCTCAGTACGACTTTTTGAACAAAGGCGAACAGTACAAAAAACAATATGAAAAGCTGAGAGATACGTTAAGTCTA